AGAAGAAAAGGCCGATGTCATTGAGGAAGTGACTATTAGATTATCAAACGAACCTGTATATGTAGCAACAGAAAGATTGCGGTCCGCTCCTTCACGTAAAAGTTTCGATGACATAATTACTGATATAGATAACAAGATAACTATTGCTAGAAAACAATTAAACGCCAAAAATGTATCTGATGAAGAAGTTGCTGACCTTACAAAAAAAGTCAATGATTTAAGATCACAGAAGTCAGACATAGAATCTCAGAGAAGCGAACTAGCTGTCAAGCTTGATCACGCGACTGTTAAGGAAATGGTTGGTGAGATTAAAATCGACAAGCTTGGTCGAAAGTCCACCGTAATACCCGGCCGGTTAAGAGGCATGACAGCCAAAGGTCAAGCTGGTGTTCATCCTGATCAGGCTGCTGCATTCTTTGGTTTCAATAGTGGTTCTGAAATGCTGACTGCAATCACGACCGAACCCACTTTGAAAGTAGCTGCTGAAGCCGAAGCACAATCGATAATGATTGAACGTCACGGTGACATCATGAATGACGGCACCATTGAACAGCGTGCTGATGAAGCGGTTGCCAATGAAGAACGTGGTAAACTTATCCTTCAGGAATTAAAAGCGTTAGCAAAAGACACAACTCAGATATCGCTTGACCGTCAAACTATCAAGGCAATAGCGAAAGAACGCATCGGTAGATTGTCATTCCGTCAAATCCACCCCGGTAAATATCGCACAGCTGAAATAAGAGCAGCACAGGAAGCAGCACGAATGCTTGCTGAAGGTAATCGTGAAGGCGCGGCACGTGCCAAGGCGAGACAGGTTACTAACTATTACCTGGGTCTGGAGGCCATGGAAGCCAAAAACGAAACAATTAAGATTGTTGATCGCATGAGTCGGTACAATAAAAAGACCGTGCGTGAAGCAATCGTCAAAGCTGAAAACGGGTATTGGGATCAGCTGGTTAAAATACTGCGTCGTTTTGAATTCCGCAAAACCGCAACACTTAAATCAGTTGACCAAGCCAACCAGGATATCAATTCATGGTCGCGTGAACGCATTGAAATCGACGGTGATGGTTTGGTGTTGACACCGGCTATCCTTGATGAATCGTTCGTGACTCATTGGAAGAATGTACCGTTTAGCGACTTGACCGGCATCAGTGATTCAGTGAAAAACATTGAACACGTTGCCCGGTTTTCAAATCGCATGACATCGCAACAAGAAGAAATCGACTTCAAGAAACTGGTGAACAAATGGGTTGCCAGTATGGAAGAAAAAGTCAAAACCCAATTCGTGTCCCAACGTACCACTGTAGTTGAAGGTCGCAAGTGGGGCCGGTGGGCGATGGCACAGATGACTAAGATCCCATTCATGGCGTCATGGCTTGACGGCGGCGAACGTGTTGGCTTGAGTCATGATATCCTGGTTCAACCGATGACCGATGCATACCACGAAGAATTGAAGATGTGGGATGAAGTTGGTAGACCGGTGATGGATCTTATTAACGGCCGTAGTAAAGAAGACTTGAGACGCCATAACACTAAAATATTTATTCCTGAAATCAAGGATGACGTTAATGACGGTAACCTGATGGGGCACCAAGTCTTGTCAGTGGCGCTGAATGTCGGTAATGAATCCAACCTCCGTAAATTATTACTGGGTGAAGGTTGGGCTATTCCAGAGAATGACGCGACGATTAATATCGATAACGTGAAACTTCAAGCGGTGCTGGCTCACATGACGAAATCTGACTGGGTGTTAGTTCAGTCAATATGGGATCAGATGGAGATACTCTTTCCACAACTTGCAGAAGTTCACCGTCGCACCACAGGATTAGCACCACCTAAAATCGAAGCAACTCAAATTGAAACAGAGTTCGGCGTTTTCCGTGGCGGTTACTACCCTATCAAATACGATCCTAACCGGTCATTCCGGGCACAACAGAACGAAGACAGGCTGAATGCTGAAACTGAATCGATGTTCGGTGATATGGGTATACAGGCTTCGGTCAACACCGGTGCAACGAATGAACGTACCGGTTTTTATGCACCCATCAGATTAAGTCTTGATGTAGTGCCTAATCACTTCCAGGAAACGATTCATTACATCACACATCACGATGCTATTCGCGAAATCAATAAGTTGATCAGAAACAAGTCGGTTGCCGATACCATCAGTAAAAAATTGGGCCCTGAAGAATTTGCACAGTTGAAACCCTGGTTGAATGACATAGCCAAAGATGGACGTGATACACCGTTCAAAACCTTTTGGGGCGATATTCTACAAAGGTTACGCTTTGGTACAACACTGGGTGTTATGGGTTTCAAAGCATCGACCGGTATCATCCAGATATCAGGACTGTCAAACAGTATGGCTGAGCTGGGTGCAGCGCCGGTGTTTAAAGCAATCAAGATGATACTGGGCAGCACAACAACAATGCGTGAAGCCTGGGACTTTGCCGTAAATAACAGCAAGGTATTATCACACCGCGTCAATACTATGGACCGTGAGATACGCAGTGCGATGCAACGCATCGAAGGCAAACGCGGGTTCCTGGCAGCAGTACAAGAAGCATCAATGAAGCATATCGCGTTGATCCAGACCTATATGGTTGACCTTCCGACCTGGCACGCGGCATACACCAAGAGCATGGAAGAAGACGGTGACGAACAGAAGGCATATCGATTTGCTGATTTCGTTATTGAAAACGTACAGGGTTCCGGTGTCACCAAAGACATGGCCGCGATATTCCGTAACCAAAGCCAGGAAGCACGTATGTTCACCATGTTCATGACGTTCTTCAGTTCGTTGTGGAATCTTGAACGTGACCTGGTGAAAGGTGCTAAATCGGGTTTATACTCCACCAGCAATATTGCAGCAAAAACAATGTTCTTATTCACCATCCCCGTATTGTTTGAAATGATAATGCGTGGTGAGTTCGACAAGGATGATGAAACTGAAGAAGAAAAACTTCAAAAATTCTTGTTGAATACTGCGTTATTCCCACTGCAATCCGTGCCATTTTTACGCGACATCGTTTCAGGCGCTACTGGTAATTTCGGTTACAACATATCACCAATTGCACAATTACTTGAAACGGGTGTGAGAACAATACCTGAGATTGTCAAACGTGGTTTCACCGATGAAGAAATCACAAAGGGACAAATCAAGGGTGCAACTAAGTTCGTGGGTGCTGCAACAGGTATACCGGGTGTGAACCAAGCCTGGGCAACCGGTGAACATTTATATGATGTGATGGAGAATGGTGAGGAATTAACGTTCCACCAATTGTTATTTGGTCCAAAGAAAGATTAATGATATTCTTGTGGCAATATCCGGGAGTTAAAAAACATGACAGTCAACACGTTAAACATCACATCAGGACCGTTTGTCGGCAATGGTGTTGCAGATTCGTTTGCTTATACCTTCAAGATTGAAGATAAATCACAAGTAAAAGTGTTTGAAACAGATGATAATAAGGTCGAAACCGTACTTGTTGTCGATACTGATTATACCGTTGCAGGTATTGGCGTTGATGGCGGCGGTACGATAACACGTGTTGCTGGCGCACTTCCTATAGATTTCACTTGGTTTATCCGTTCGGATTATATTGAAACACAACTTACTGATTTCGATTCACAGGGTGGTTTCTTTCCAGACGTACATGAAGACGCACTGGATAAGTTAACATTCTTGATACAACAAATCATTGATGAAAAAGACCGAAGTCCTTCTGTATCAAATTCTTACACCGGACCACTACCTTTATTAATGCCTGATCCGGTCGCGGGTAAAATAATTCGATGGCTTGGTGATTTGAGTGGTTTTGAAAATATAGATGTATCGGACTTGTCACCAGGATTAACAACCAATGATCGTGTTATTTTCGCATTTAAGACGTTAGCTGAAGCTATTGCAAGCACTGACACTAACGTGATGAAAAACGGTGCTATTCTGCAAATAGGCGATAGAGCTAACGGGTTGTTTGATATTGTGTTAATTGGCACTATCACACCTAATACGTTCGGTAAAATCGCGTTGGTAGGAGTGCCATCACTAGGTCTTCAAGTAAATACGTTAGCAGGTTTCAAAGTTAAAGAGTTCGGCGCGAAGACAGGGCAGCAATCTATCGATGCAATTGAAGCATGTATTGTCGCTGGTGGTGTTGGTGCCATAATCCATTATGGTGATGCTTCTGATAACTATCTCGTTGATGCCGGTGTCGTTGGTGAACTTTCTATAATCGAAGGGCAAGTACATTGCTTTAACTGGTCACATTTAACCAGGACTGTTTTAGATAATGTTAATAGTGTTTACAGGAAGGAAACCGCTGTAAAAGACGTTATATTTAAGGAAGGTTTCATAAAAGCTTTCACGGATGATAATGTCGGCGGAGAGAGCGCAACAAATGCATGTATTAGGATAGTTAATGCTGATAATATCAGACTGTATTGGATGGATTTGCAGGAAGGTGGATCTGGTTTTCATGCTTTCGGATGTACCAATATTAAGGTGTATGACAGCAATATAATAGAAAATACCGTAACAGGAATTTCAGGCATAGCCGATAACGTTGAACTTAAACGCACCACGGTAAGATTAAACGGATTTGGCAGCGGTGGATTCACACATGAAGTGTATTTAATCAATAGTTCGTTTGTGCAGATTATTGATTGTGATATAGGCGATAACAAGGATGGCGTATCATCAGTAAACGCTAAAAACAAAAATGACACAGGCGGTTTCCCTGCATTCACCGAGTGTAAAAACTGGAGAGTTAAAAGTAGATTCTTTGGTGATGCCGGTTTACATTTCACCAATGCAGCAGCAGAGGGTGATACATCCGCACAACAAGCCCCCCATTCTAAGCACTTAATATCAGGGTGCACATTTACATCTGGTGCAGGATTATTAATCCGGTCACCCGACGAGGTTGTCGTTCACGGGTGTCATGGTGTCGACGGTACTCGATGTGCGATAACAGACAGTTCCACCTTTGCTGGTTATGTACCTTCTTGTCAGATAGGTGGTAGTACGTTTGGGACTTTTGCTGCAGCAAGTACTACTAACTTTGACGCAAATACTAGAAATATAGTATTCAAAGGCTGCACCGCGTTAACTTCGGTTGACGCGTTGATTGAAGTCGCGAGTTTCGGTGGTTCATTCAGAGCAACGATAGCGGGTATGGATGCACCGTTTGCTACTAACGCGTTTGATACTGCTGTATTGGCTATCTATGTGGGCGGTACCGGTATATTGGTCAGGGGTGATATTGGTGATTTTAGAGGGTTAGCCTTTAAAACCATATTAGCGACAGCAAGCGGACTCAATCAAAAACCCGTAGTCTATGGTATCAGACAGGAAATAGAAGTGTTTGGTACCAGTAACACCGGTGTCACTATTGATAATACTGACGCTATGCCTAATGGATCTATACTAGAGTTTTTCATACAGCAAGACGGAACCAGTGGAAACCGGACTGTAGCTTTTGGTACTGCTTATAAACTAACGGCAAATCTAACAGCATCGAAATCGATTAATGTTCAGGGTCAATTTTTACACCTCGTATTTATAAGGCGTGGTGGATTTTGGCATCAAAGTTTCGAGACTGATTGGGTGTAACACAATGATGGGATGTATAAAAAGGAGATTGAAATGGATAATGAAATTATTCTGTTACAGCAAAAACTTGACAACCACATCGAAGAATATGAGAGTTACATCGAAAATGACAAAAAACGTTGGGACAATCTTATTAATGTTCAAGAGCGTAACACACAGTCAATCAAAGAACTCACTGAATCAACCGGTGATCTTATTTCAGCCTGGCAAGCAGCAACCGGCACCGTGAAAATGATGTCAGCAATTGGTGGGTTCATTAAATGGTTGGGTGGGTTCGCTATCCTTGGCACACTAATTAATTGGATCATTAACTACGGTAAATAATATAAGGTGGTTGATATGTCATTTTTCGGTAAGCTATTCGGTACAGATAAAGCCATTGAAGGCGTGGTGAAAAGCGTTACAGCAGGTCTTGATGCACTGGTGTACACTGATGAAGAAAAAGCAACCGATGCTGCACACGAACGGTCACAGGCACGCAGTATGGTGGTGCAATGGATGCAATCAACATCGGGTCAGAACTTGGCACGTCGTCTTATCGCACTATCTTTGACGCTGATGTGGGGTACCATTCACGGTGTTAAAACTGTACTTGCCGCCATAGCACCATGGTTCCCTGACAAAGCGGATCAAATCATGTTGTCAGTCAAAGCACTGGAAGATTCAACCACACAGTTGAATGGTGCTATGATGTTAATACTGGCCTTCTACTTTGCCGCGCCACACATGGGTTCAATTGTGAAAGGTGCACTTGATAAATTTGGAAAGAAAAATGGCTAAACACGCTGATAAACCAAGACCGGTTAGTGAAGAAACACTATTGACTGCAAAGCGCAAACGTAAGAAGCGCAAAGGCAGTACCCATAACAGTGCCCATCCGAAAACATTGCTGACAGGTTTATGAACCTATTCATCGACAGGAAATATTACGACGATTGCACCATTAGCCGTGTGACGTTCGGTGACTTTCAGTGTTGGTTTCTGGAACTACCCTGGTTGAACAACGCGCCGAACATCAGCTGCATTCCTGAAGGTGAGTATGTCGTTCGTAAGCGGTTTAGTCCTAGCAAGGGTGTGATGGTTCCTGAATATGTACTTGTGAAAGGTCGAAGCTTTATTCAAATGCATGTGGGCAACTACACCAGGCAGATACAAGGTTGTCAGTTACCGGGTGATGGTATCAAGTGGGTGGACGGTGACACCATTCCTGATGTCACCAACTCAGGTGCGACATTTAGGAAACTGATGTCACTGCTGCCTGATGAGTTTGGCGTGGTGATTAGTAGTTAAACTTTTGCATCAATTATTTTTTCTATCTTCATGGAAACTTTTGCGCCGGTGACTGAACCCGCTACTGTTCCAATAATATATGGTATTGCAAGAATCCAATTTAAATCGGTAACCACTAGTTGATGCATTGTTGCAAACCATATTCCGTTACTGAATACAGAACATATTGTGTGATAAGTCATGTTGTCACGATTACGTGAACGACTTACCATTGTAAACGAAATGTTCTGTATAAATGCTAGAACTAATATTATTAATATTGTACTCATGACTCACCTTCCGCATGCTGTCTGACTTCTTCCTTCAGGTTCATCAGATAGTCCATCGCTGTCATACCTGGTGTGATGAACTCGGTGACAGCATCGGCGGTTGACTGGTCTGCTGCATCAAAGATACCGTCAAGGTCTTCAAACGTGCCACCCTGCAACACCATACCAGCGTCAAGCTGCTTGCCGTTATCAAAGTGAACGATGATTGACAGACGGGGTGTTTCTGTACCTTTGTCGTCGACGTTTTTATTCTTCATGATCAACACTTCCCGACCGTTTGACTCGAACACTTTTGCAAATTTATACATTGTTATGCTCCTTCATTAGTTTGTACACATACATAAACCTTTTAAATTCAACCATCGCTGACCAGCACGATTCACCTGTGACTATTATAGGGATTTTATCCCCTCTATTCTCGAACACACATACTGTACTTTTTATCTTTTTGAAATGTGGTTTCATAATATGTCCTTAAAAAAAGTTAACTTCTAAATCGTTAGTTGTCACACCGTCACGATACCGCTGCAACGCTGCCTTCAGTCCTTCCTGATCATCAGTCTTGCGTTCAAGGGCATCGGCAACCGCCAAGTCAATGGTGTCGCGGCACATGATACGGATGATTGACACACTGTTGGTCTGACCCTGTCGGTCAAGGCGTCCATTCATCTGCTCATACAATTCAAGTGACCAGTTAAGACCGAACCATACAATGATGCTACCGCTATCCTGAAGACCATCGACACCGTGCCCCATTGACGCAGGGTGACCGATAAGCAGTTTGATACCGCCACTGTTCCACTTATCGATAACCTTCTCAGTATCGGCTGACTTCGTTGCTGTGAGGTTGACCGGCTTGTATTTCTTGAATCGCTTCATGATACGTTCAGCATCTGCCTTGAACGTGTAACTGCAAAGCACCGGTGATCCACCAGCTTCTTCCAGGACTTCTTCAAGTGCATCAAGCTTTGCGTCATGCAGTATTTCATAGTCCTGTGAATCGCTCGAGAGGTAAGGGGATCCGTTGCAGAACTGTAACGTCTTATTTGACACACTAGATCGGCTGAACACTTCTATCTCAGCACCGTTGTCGAGCTGTGTGAACATCTGCTTTTCAACTTCCCGGTAGGCCTTGACTGCTTTCGGTGGCAGATCCACCATCATGTTAATGACATTCGTTTCAGGCAGATCCAGATAATCTTTGGCGTCCATTTTCTTGGTGATGTCGCTTATCTTGTGCTCAATCCATTGCTTGCCTAATTCAGTGGGAGTGTATGACCAACCTTGATAGTCGCTGGCAAAGTATGAATCTTTGTAATGGGTGATGAACTCACCGAGTCGTTTGCCGCCGTCGACCGCTAGGTATTGACCGTGAAGATCCAGATAACCATTACTCGCCGGTGTGCCGGTCAAGCCGGTGCGATACTTGAAGTGCTTTATTATCTTTTTCCAACCGATCACTTTGATTTCATATGATTCACCACGCGCATCCTTACGGTCACGCTTGCCGCCTTTCATGCGTAATGTGGTTGAATTTTTCAGCTTTGACACTTCATCATAGACAACGAACTGAAAAGGTAACGGTTTATCCTGGTCCAGGTAATAGTGGCACAGTATTTCGGCCAACCAGTTCATATTTTCGTAGTTACACAGGTAAACATCAGCATCAACAAACAATGCCCTTGCACGTTTCTCTGGTTTACCGTGAATGACGCTGAAGCGGAGATGTGTGGTGTGTGACCACTTGCGTGCTTCACGTGCCCATACTGCCTGGATGACTCGCAGTGGTCCAAATATCAGGGTCTTCTGCACCTGACCAGCACGCATCCGGTCAACGATAGTGGTCAGCGTGATGATCGACTTCCCAAGTCCCATTTGAAGCCACAACATTGAATCGTTATGATACATTTGGTGAAGGATACATTCACGCTGATACGCATATAATTGGTCAGGTGTTAAGTGTTGCGAATTCACCAAAGTGCTCCTTTGCTGCTTTGTTGTAACATTCTGCTGCTAATTCAGGGGTATTGAATCTTCCTAAATATGTTACTTTACCGTTGATTTTTATTTGTGCGTGCCATTTTCCAGATTTGTTATTCAAAGATACGCCTCTATAACCAGATGTATTATGTGAAGGTATCCCCGAATTACCTGCATTACCTTTACAGTTTGCCGATCTTAAGTTCATCCACTTATTGTTTTTTCTATTCCGATCTTTATGATCCACATAGTTAGGTATCTTTCCCAGCACATATAAAAAAACCAACCGATGCAAACGATATATTTTCTGATGTATTATTGTGTGAAGATACCCTTTCCCATCAGTTGTACCTATGATTTGACCTTTCAATGACCGGGAACTACGGTATATAAGATTGGTGAACAAACCAGTATTAGGATCATAATGTAATATTTTTTTAAGTTCATCTTGTGTAATCATCGTAATTTTCCACATGTGATAAAGGTAATACTTTAAAATATTACAAAGGAAAGATCAATATCTATTCAAGTCCCATTTTAAATCTAACACCATAAATAAAATCATCAACACCTTGCGATCCATAGACGGTGTACACCGCACAACCGAACTCTTTCAATCGAGCGTGCTCACGCCGTTGTACTTCCGACAATTTACCGTCAACCGTCTTGACTTCAATCAGAAAGATGGGCAAACCTGTGAAGAACACCAGGCGATCAGGTACACCGTCATAACCAGGACTGACCCACTTACGGGTAGTGCCACCAAGCTTTTCAACTTCTTTGTGGAGATACTTTTCAACTTTGTTTTCACGAACACCCATGATTATCAACCTCAAGTAATTAAAGTGGTGGTCAGCGGTGGAATCGAACCACCATTGAAGTCGTTTATAAATACCCAGTGGATATTGCTCCAGTCTTCCAGACATTAAGGGAATCGAACCCTAGTAATCCAACCTGACCTTACAATCTAACCGTAGTACAATGTAAATCATTTGTCAAGCAAAGGCTGAACTAGTTTTTGCGCTTCCGCGATATAGAATTCATGATTGACTGTTTCATCAAACAGAGCGAACTCGTAACTATCCAGATTATTACAAAGCATAACAGTCCAACCTGTATTAATACCACTGCGACGCTCTCCATACTTTGACTGATTTTTCGTGTGAATCCTTTCATCCCACTCATCCCCCACTTGTGACAGGATTGCCAGGTAATCTGCTTCAAGCAAACCGTTCTTACGTTTATATTGTCCGATGGTTCCCAATGGTGGCATGATCTTCTCAAGGATATCACCGTCGTTACTCACATAATAACGCACGATGTTTGACACCTTGTTGCCGCCCCACTCGAGCACGTTGCTGCGCGGTACCTTAGCACGCAACATGAAGTCAAGCGGGTCACTGTGCTTGGTGATGAACTCTCTGATATCGATACCGTGGACCAGTGCGGCTTCTGCTGCCTTGGGTACCACTAACGCACTATGGTTCTGGTGCCAGCCTAAACGCTCTTTCAGTTTATAGCCTTTCTCATGGGCACCGATACCGACGTAAGCACCTTTGCGCTTAAGCTTACCGTCGGTTTCTTCAGCAATGTAATTGTTCACATCGCGGATCATCATACGGCTATACTCAACCTGTTCAAGCTCCAGACCTGTCACCTGCTCCCACCAGCGTGATACTTCACCGACCCAATCAATCATGTTGCGAGGCACCTTGACGGTCATACCATCCGTATTGATTTGTATCATGGTCAAGTCAGCACATTTCAACAGTGCTTCAGCCAACATACACAACATCAGCTGACCATTGATGGTGATTGCCATGGTGTACTGTGGGTCAAAGAAAGGGCTGTATTGATTGTTGCTGTCACCATAAACACCATTGAGGGCCAGCTTTAACATTTCATTTTCGGCGGATCCTTTCTTGTGGCGTTTACGTTCTTCATACAGCTCTTTGTAAATCTGACAGAATGTTATACCAAGATGTTCAGGATAAAGCCCGTTGGCAATTGCAATGTTTGGGTAGTAACTTTTCACATCGATATCAAGAAGTGCATAGTGTTCGTCACTGCTGACAATCTGTGAGTCAACACTGCCATGGATCCCCCCGGTGCCGAAGTCATACTGAAACCCGTTGATGTTACAATTGATATCTTTGAAACTACCTTTCGTTTCAGTAACTGTTTGGTGATTCATCCAGATAAGGATCCGTTGGAATTCATGATTGTCGAATTTGACATAAGGCAAAATGATGTCAGACAGTTTAATACCAGCATCACGGTTAGTCTGTACTATGCGCTTCCTCCCACCTTCCATACGGTAGCAACAACCTGGTGATACTTTCTCAAGTTCCATGATGAAGAAGTCTTTACCGATTTTCGTGTCATTGTGGTTGATGAAGTTCTTGCCCAGTTTTTCAGTGAGCTTTTCACGAAAGGCGAGTTGTTCTTTTGTCTCATGGTAGAACAGTACCGTGGCATCAACGTCATGGTCATTGTATTCAGCCAATACATCAGCCTGTTCATGGTTAAGATCAAGACCGACATCAAATGGTAAGTCTTCGATGTTGTCCATTCGCATGTTGAACTCCAACACCTTCAGGCTGGTGGACTTTGCCATATTATCGAAGTGGTGGATCATAAACAAATCAACTTGTGGCACCACGTGATCAGACTCCCACACCCTGTGTGCAAACCTGTTGTTAAACGGTGTGTTAATAATCGACATTGCTTTTTGATAGATGTCACCGACTGTCATGAAACCAGAACGATGTTGGTAGATGTGATGCATCACCGGGTAATCGAAACCAATATTGTTGAACCCTACCCACCGGTTGCCGCCACGCTGACATGCTTCGATGAACAAACATAATGCGTACAAATCCCACCGTCTGAAACTCATTTCGAAATACCACTTCTCACCAGTGGCGGTGTGGGTTGCCCGGAAGGTGAAGATGTTGGGATATGTTTCCAGATCGTAACATATGTCCCCTGATGGGATATTAAATAAAAAATTAATTTCGTTCATTGTATTTGAGCTCCGACCAACAATTTGTTTTTGGTGGGTATGTATAACCGCCATCAGTTCTACCGTCGCACCATTTTTTAATAACAGTGAATGTGACACCAAGTGATTCTGAAGCATGGGTTAGACTTTCATATCTGACACCATTTACAAACCACCATTTACTATTTCTTTTATTTCTAGCATTAACTATTTTTTTGACCCATTTGCAATTCGCGGGTGAATAATTTTTATCATTGTCAGTCCTGTCTATCTCATAATCACCTTCAGGTCGTTTACCCATGTCATCATAGAAATTTTGAAAATTATCAACCCATCTATCACACAAAACAATACCCCTACCACCATAATATTCGTAGGTATTGTTGTTCGTGTTATAACATCGATTTTTCATATTGAGCCACGTCTCATATTCACGTGTATATCTCAAACCGTGTCTCATTTTTTTCATGATAATCACCTTCGACTAATGATATTTCAGTTTATCCTAAAAACATTAATCAGTCAAAGTCATACAATCCCACCTGTTAACCTGGTGAATGTGCGGGTGAAACGGTGACGACCTAACTTGTTGATGTATTCACCATTCACACTTTTATAGTGAACGAGTTGACCGCCATCTATCGGTTCAACTTTCAGCACTTCAACCTGTGCATTTGTTTTGCGGTTCATGTAAATGGTTTTGTCCACTAGAAATCCCCTTCTTTAATAAATATTCCATCGCGCATGATACCTTTGCGATCTTTAATGTCGTTCCATGCTGTGGTTATACAATCGTCCATGGTTAAACCATTACGTTCAGCTAGGTTGACAAGTACAACAAAGATGTCACCGATGTCGTCACGTATATCTTGACCTTTGCATAAGCTTTCAGATAACTCTCCGATCTCTTGTGTGAGTTTCATGAACTGCTTATCATCAGTCGAACCATCAATGAGGTTTCTGTCGTAATGCCACTGAGTTATTAAACTAATATTCCTCGCAATATCAATATTATTAACTCCTAATGTATTTATTTTTGTGTTCATAAATCCATCCAATTAACAATAGCCGCCAAACCCGCAACGGTGGCGGCAAATAAAAGAAACCCTACGTATAACGCTATTGCCCAATGCATAGGTTTATATTTGACTGCGACAAAATTGACAGACTCTGAGTACGTATCCGTTAGATTCGCCGTACCATTTTAGCTTGACCGAACCCTTGGCTGTTTGGATGTCATAGAGTGTCCAACTTTCTGATCCCGAATTATTGCAGCTATTTTCTTCTTCAAAGTGAATAATCTCAGCATCAATTAAATCAGAAATTTCGCCGCAAACATCGTTTAAAGATATTGGCTCACAACAATCCTGAGAATGATACATTTGATAAACCTCACCAGAATCCAATTCGAACATAATGAATTTTTTATCTTCATCAATATGGATATCTTTAAACTTCTTACCCTCAAGCGATCCCAAATCAACATCATCACTGTAGTGCGAGCCATCACTAAATTTATCTTTTAATATCATTTTTCTATTCTCCGTTAATTAAGCAGTTTCACTGACAAAGCCGCGGCTAAGCGGCTAAGAAGTTTAAGCGAACGACGGCGTGACACCACCTGGCGGTAACATCATACCCTGGGATATCAACAGTTCATCACTCCAACCTTGACCGTTAGCAAGCAACTGATCGCGGGTGTGACCTGCTGCTTTGTCAGTCATTGTGTACACCGGTGCTGCGTTGGGTGCTGGACTCGGTGCTGCGTTGGGTGCTGGACTCGGTGCCTGTGGCGTTGGTACGGGGCCGGCTGCTGGTGCTTGCTGTTGTGTTGCTGTTTGTGGTGACGCACCAAACATCGTTTCAGCGGTAGGTTTGCTGCTCAGACTTTCAACAGGTATCGCGCCAACCTCGCCGGTATCCATCACACCGTTGAGATATGCTTTAACACCTGAAGAACCTTTGTTGTAAGCCTGTATTGCTGAACAGTCAATGAACACAATTTTACCTGCTGAACTGCCATCCCATGACGGATCTATGATTGGCTGTAAACCGACGTCGACCAACACCGGCCGACCAAATTCCTCTTTCGTACTTGCTCTTAACTGCATGTAATCACGCAAGGCCGGTGCACCTGGTTCGGTGACAGCCAAGTCAGTCCAGCAAATATTACCATCTGCAGGGAAGCCACCAGGAAAACCGTTTGCTTTCGCTGCTTCGTGTTCAGCAGTTATAACAGCACATTGTGGATCCGATTTATGGATCAGAATACTAATTGAAAACTGTTTATTATCCGTATTCTTTGCTGCACTGGCCTTTATGGTATGGGCATAACGGGCAATACCTTTAAATTTTGACATATTTATTCCTTTAGAAGAATGAAGGTTCTTCAGTTTTAGTTTCAATATCACCGAACATTAATTCCGCTTTGTTATCGTCCAGTGCCTGGCTCTCGCGTGCCACTTTTTTCAGTGTCAGCTTACCGGCAACAACTGATATCAGTTTGGATTCTAGGTCTTTCTTCTGTCTGTCAGTCAGGTCAAGTTTCAATGCTTGAGCTGGTGACAACAGTTTGGCCGGGTAGATCTGATCCTTTTTGACCTTGCGACCTTTCAGGAACTTCTCAACTTCTTCCGGCGTACCGAACCACTTTTTGGACGAGTTGCCTGGTACCATTCCATAACCTGATATTGTCTCACCTAGTTCAATACGCCGTTCAATTTCATCCTCAACCTGTTTGAAGATTGCCATCATGCCATCTTTCGCATCAGCTAATTCAGATAGTTTGTTCGATTCCAGGCTGGTCAGGTTACCCATTGATGCTTGAATAGTTTCAAACAAACTTTGGTCACCTACTGTTGTGACTTGGTTACTCATAGTTTCCACCACTTTTAGACTCTGTTCGCCTTGGGCAGTACAGGTACCGCCGCGTTTAGGATTATGTTTACACCACTGGCAGTGTTTGCCGGGTATCAATGGTGCATCGGGATCATCGGTTTTGTGTGCTGCAACACTCAAATCTTCCAACCGTTCGACTAATACCCTGGTTTGGATTTCCTCATACCGGATCGGCGGCATTGTCTTAGGTTGTACGATGGTCATTCGACCGGCTCTCATGCGTTCGGGCCTGAACGGTCGTACAAACTCAGGACCAGACGCGATAAACTTGCGTGCTTTACCACCGAGATAGGATGTCAGCTGGGTGTTCTCAGCAGCATTGACCCAACCACGACCATCTTTGTAATCAATCGCTTCGATAAACACACACTTGTCACCATCCATCACCGTGATGGTGATGTCACAAGTACCGTTCCAATCATCGCGGCCAAACATACCGCCGGGATCAGAATGACTTTCAGCTTCAATGGTGAGCTCTGCATTAGGGTACAGTGCTTTGAGTTCATCATAGCGACGCTTGACGTAATCAAGACAAATCTGAACACGGTCAATACGGTCTTTGTGGATCAGCCAGCCATTCGGATTGTCTTCATGGTTGGTGCCGATGATTTGACCTTCATACTGGATTGGGAGTACTGCATTATCCAGGCACATTTCAAGTAACAAGTGTGAACCTATGCCATCGATAGCTGCTTCACCAGATATGTCAGCATAGTTTGCTTCTTCACGCGGTGACCCTGGGCAATAGGGCCATCTTGCGTTAGAAGGGCTTAAACGAGCGTGACCGGTGCTCATTATAGCGCCTTCACAGCAGCGATCAATGCTGCATACTGTTCTGGCGGTAAGGTGGTCACCGATGCATTACCGTTGTTCAACAACTTGATTGCCGCGTCAATACCTTCACGACCACCTAACCGTTTGAATTCCTCAACCAGTGTCGCGTTAAGCTGTTCGACGGTGATGGTTGCGGCCGGCGTTGGTGTCGGCGTTGGTGTCGGGGTTGGTGTCGGGGTTGGTGTTGGTGTCGGGGTTGGTGTTGGTGTTGGTGTTGGTGTTGGTGTTGGTGTTGGTGTTGGTGTTGGTGTTGGTGTTGGTGTTGGTGTTGGTGTCGGGGTTGCTGCTGGTGATACTACAATTTCAACCGCACCTGATACCGTTACCTTCTCAGGTATCAATAGGTCAGCCAGATCAGTTAACAATGCAACACCTCGTGCCTTAGTTTCTGCCACGCTCATCATGACACTACCTAGTTTAATAATTTCTTCAGCGTTTTTAATCGACATAATAAAGTTGCTCCATAGCTTCTTTGTGTTGGGTGCCCATCTTCATGCGCAAACGTCCGTCAACAATAGCTGACATCATTTCACGTATTAAGTCGGACGGTTCAATTTTCAGTTCATCACAACGTTTCTTGAAATCCTGAAGGTCAGCTTCATTCGTTCGCACGTTGAACATTTTTGTTAAATCTTTCTTAGCCACAATGCTTCTCCCGTTGTGTGATTAAATACTTACACGTTGTAAAACATGTGTCAACAATAGTTTGACATTTTTAATGATTGATTTTACTATGTGGTACATTAGTTTAATTGACGATTAATTACAAGTGAGGAATTTAGTGATGAAATGGAATAATGCGCTAATAGAGTGGGAAAGCGGCGGTCTTGAAGATGTACCAACTGAGAATATTAAAGAATTCATTTCAGATCTTGAAACTGAGTTAACGATGCGGGGTCATGGTACGGAGTGTGTTACTAAAGTTGATGATAATTATGTAGTAGCCGTAGATGGTATGTGGATTGAAGGGTCTTACACAACGGAAAAATTAGCAAGATATGCATCGACTCTACCCTGTGAAATTGTATCGGAAGCAAGAGATATGGCTATCAAATCCGATAAAGGCATCATTGGAACTAGATGTCTCAAGATGATCTGTCAAAGTAACGGCATTGAATGGGATGATAGAGCGCAAGAATAAACACCTGTCTAAAGTCACAGATGATAAATAGTTTTTCATTCGTTATAATGATTAGTCCACCAAAACTCACGGTGTTATAAATGCAAATATCAAATATTGAATTCTTAAAAGCTTTATTTGCTGAAGATTTTGAGTTAGTACATGTCACTGATTTCAGTTACGATCCTAACAATATACCGAACAACCGTCACCTGGCAGCATGGTCAGGTGATTACTTCAAGCAATATCAATTCGGGCAGAACACCAATCAGTACTTCACCATCAGTAACTTCCACAGTGACGAAACCGGACGGGCCCGACGGCGCAAGGCATTATTCAAACACACACGGGTTATCGTACTTGATGATGTGAAAGAAAAACTGTCAATGGTTGAGGTATCTAAGCTTCCGTCACCGTCGTGGATCCTCGAATCATCAGCTGGTTCGGAACAGTACGGGTACATTCTCAATGAACCTTGCACCAATCGGTTCATGATAGAAAACCTACTTGACGGGCTGGTGGCTAACGGGCTGGCACCCGACGGTCGCGACCCTGGCATGAAGGGCGTAACACGGTATGTCCGGTTACCCGAAGGTATTAACAATAAAGCAAGCAAGCTGGTGGACGGACGCCCATTCAACTGTCAAATCACGTTGTGGAACCCATTCAGCACAGTGACACTTGAACAACTGGCGGCACCGTTTAACGTCAATCTTAACGCTGAGCGCCGGGAACAACGTGTTGACGGTGCTGCTAACGTTGAAGGGCACCCACTGCTTGATGTTCATGATGTGATCCATATCAAGGAAGTACGGTCTGACGGTCGGTTCGACATCACTTGTCCCTGGGTGGATGAGCACACAGGCGGCGATGATAGCGGTAGTGCAGTGTTCACCAATGATGACGGTTCTATCGGGTTTAAATGTCACCACGGTGCGTGCCAATCCCGTACCGGGCGCGACTTGCTAAAGCTTATTGAGAACAAGTCACCAGGTTTCGGTGCCACGCTGGCATCCTGGAAGTCATTGCGTTCATTCGCTGATGTATCAAATCTGTCGTTCATGGATCCACCAGTCTCGTTCATGGAGTCATCACCGTCACCAACCGTCACCACATTGGAACCTCCGACCGATGGGTTGCAGACAGCACTTGACGGATTACGCCGCGAGCGCCCGACATCGCCAAAGGCCCGACAGTTATCGCAGCATATATTGCAAGCTGTTGAAGAATTACCAGTGATGGACAAACTGCATTACCATGATCAAGTGTGTGATCTGATGTGTTGGTCAAAGGCTGATTTTAAAACCATCATCAAGGATTTACGTGAACAGTGGTACAGCAACGGGACACAATCCGCTCAATTTTTCGATGACATGGTATTCATCAAAGAACAAAATCAATTCTATAACTATCGCAACCAGATTTTCTATTCAGCAGAAGCCTTTCAAAACTCATACTCAGATCAGGATATCGAAGCACGTAAGACAGCGTTGCAGGAAGGCCGTGTTCAGAAAGTTGACAAACTTGATTATGCACCGCGTCAACCGCGTATATTCACCGAAAACAATATCGTCTATGCAAACACATGGGATGAAAACACACTGACACAGGGTGTGGTGGGTGATCCCTCACCCTGGTTGAATCACTTTGACGCATTGGGTTGGGAAAAAGAGAAGAAGCACATTCTTCAATGGATGGCTTACACGCTGCAGTTCCCCGAAAACAAAATTAATCACATGATTATCTTGGGCAGTGGTGAGGGTTGCGGTAAGGATTTTCTACTAAGCCCGTTGGTTCATGCCATGGGTAATAACAGTACGACGATTGATGGTGATACGCTGTTAGAACCTTTCAATGAATACCTGCTTGGTACCAAGTTCTTGTGCATTAACGAGACCGAACTGGGTGACCGGCGCGAAGCGACCGCGGTCAGTAACAAACTCAAACCACTAGCGGCTGCACCACCAAAGGTCTTACGAGTCAACCAAAAAGGCATCAAAGCGATAAAAATTCGCAACATTGTCAGTGCGGCGATGACTACAAACAGCCAGCTGCCAATACGTATTAATAATGTATCGCGCCGATTTTTTGCAGTATGGTCTGACCTCACTACACGTGATGACCGTGATGAAATATTGCCTGAATGGGAAAGTTACTGGGAAAGTCTATGGTCCTGGATGGATAACGGTGGTGTTGAAATGTGCATATACCATCTACGTAATTGTGTCGATTTAAGCGACTTTAAACCGGCATCGTCGCCGCCAATGACTGAATTCCTACGTGACATCAGAGAAGCATCGAAGTCACCATACCAGCAAACCATCGAGGCATTCATCCGGTTACGCATCGGTGCATTCGCCAGTGATTTGGTTACCGCGGTTGACATGGTTAGCACACTTAAAGCCGGCGAGTTAATTGCACCAGATTCAATGTACTGTAACGGTCAGTTCTTCACACCAGTTAAGGTGGGTCTGATCTTAAGAGAAATGCAAGGCTGTCGTAAACTGAGAGGTCGACAAGGTCAGGTAGAAGTGAGCCCCTGGTCAATACGCAACACCAGCAAGCACAGTAACATGAATGCTGAAGAAGTTTACGACGAGTACGAGCGTCAGAACCAGGCAGCGAGACAACAACAAGGTTTAACGGTGGTGAGATAATGTTTATAGATCAATGGTTGATACAAGGTGATTGCTTACAAAAAATGGGTGAAATCCCGAGTGGTTCAATTGATATGATATTGACTGATCCGCCTTATGGTACTACAGCTTGTAAATGGGATTCTATTATTCCTCTTGAGCCAATGTGGGAGCAGTTAAAGCGGATCATTAAGCCTAACGGGGCGATCATAATGACTGCGAGCCAACCTTTTACTACCAAGTTAATTAGCTCTAACTATAAAATGTTTAGATATTGCTGGGTCTGGGACAAAACCAAGGCGACAAACTTTATGAACGCAAAATGTATGCCTCTATTAAAAACCGAAGACATTTGCGTGTTCAGTCACGCAACAGCAAATGCAATGTCAAAGTTAAAAATGAAATATAACCCGCAAGGCGTAGAAAGCGTAGAATGGGACAAGACGAATGGGAGTAACGTCGGGGGCGAAGTCGGAAAGGCTAGAGGGGCTGTATTCAAGGGCGATTACAAGCAAACAACAACAGGATACCCAAAAAACATTTTGGATATCCCTAATGATAATAATAAGCTGCACCCAACCCAAAAGCCCGTTGCACTAATGGAGTATTTAATAAAAACCTACACCAACGAAGGTGACTCGGTTTTAGATTTTACAATGGGTAGCGGTAGTACAGGTGTAGCATCTAAGAATTTAAACCGTAAATTTATTGGTATCGAATTAGATGAAAACTATTTCAATATTGCAAAGAATAGGATTCATGACTCATGAGACATTCACGCGACTTTAGAATTGATGATCTGGTAATAGCAACATCACCTTATAGGGTGATGAGGGGAAGAATAGGAAAGATAGATTCAGACTTTATATATCTTAATAACGGTCTTCCTTTCCCAAAAGATAACGTTCATCGGGTTAAGTACAAAGACCAACACACGTCTATGGTGTACGACAGGATAAGTGACACCAAAGAAGAAATGATGGTATCGCGTGAGACTATTGAATATCTTGAAAATATGATGAACTGCTAACAATACGGTGTGCATTTAGGGCATGGGCAAGACAACATATAAACAATTTTCCCGCCATAATGGTTAAATTTTGGCAGGTCATCAAACATACATTTTGTTGCTTTTTTCAAACGCAAACCTGTTCCAAGCTCAATATGTCCCAGATCTATTTCGTTGTGAATGGTATTTTGAATCTCTTTATGGGAGTAATCTTTTTGTTGTAAAGATTGAACTAGCTCGGATGGAGAGATACTGTCGTTACTTGCAGCAGTAAAGATTTTTTCGATATCTTGTAATATGTTAATCATCATTAAATTTCCATACTTTTAATTAATTCTATCTTAGCACAAACGCAAAAAACCCGCTACTTGTCGGCGGGTTTCTCGGTTAGAAAGTATAATGTCGTTCGAAGTTTTGGTTCTGCTGTTTGGCAGGGTTTTTGATACAGACTGTCTTATACATCGGTGTGAAAGCTACAGGTTGTGCACCATAATCCATGGCAACAACATTGAAGCTGGCTAGTTGCGGTGCAACGGCAACCATATCTTGACTGTCTTCCATCGCGACGGTGAGCGTGTCAGGCTCTGTTATCATCGTGGCTGTAAGCGTGTCAAGTGGCTGTGGCAGTAACAGAGCAATCGCCATAATTGCGCCAATAAGTGCCGCACTATATCCTAATAAAAAATCACGCATTATATCTCCCAAGGGTTTTAGTGATTGAAAGCCCAACATCCTGTCAGGCCAGGTTTTAATATCGCATAACGGTGGTACTATTTCAAATCCAATTTAAGTTTAATTACGCCGCCATTATGGTTTTTTAATACTAAACCTATACCGTTACACCAGCTACACGGACCCATACTTTTATAGCTGCCCATGCCACAACCAGCAGTATAAACTTGCTCAGTCTCTCCTTTACCTTTACATACAGTACAATCCGATAAGTTTTTGCGTGTTACCATTTCAAATCCTCCGATGTTAGTTTACGATATCCATTTATTGACTTTGGGACTGTGGCAACTATCGTTCTGATGCTCCCACCCATTGCCCAGTCGTGACGAATTATTTTACCTTCATCGTCGTGGTAAAAATCAATAGCATTCTGACCCATTGGCCCGAAACCTTTTCTGAATTGTGCTAACATCTTAGGTCCTCCGCTGTTAGTTTGAAGTGCTTGGCTTCTGCGATGGTGTCCTTTCGGGTTCTCCTGTGGACTTCTCCGTAGTGTGATAAATACAAATCACCATTAACATCGTCTACACTATGCAATGTTAACCCGCCGTGCGAGTAATCATAAGTTGTAATATCAAACTCTTTGCGCGGGATAGGTTTAGCATCTTCAGTTATGCCATTATTACCCCCAACTATAATTCCACCGACGTATTGATAACAGTAATCTGCGACAGGAATGTTTCCTTCATAACAGATACGATCATTATCTGTGAAATCGCCTATACAATAATGCGTAGCCCATTCAGGCTTATCATCGATTTCTTGCTGTGTTAAGTCTCTCATTTGCTTTGCTCCTGTATGCATTCAAGCCCAAACAGCCCTTGAACAAGCTTGCCGTCACATTTTGAGTAGGACACGGCAATATAGAATATCGAAAACACAACGATTACAGCAATGATAGTTACCATAATTTTATTCATTTTGTTATCGTATTCACTCATTTTCATATTCCTTGAAAGTCTGATATCAATTTCTGGACAAGACCATCAACGCAATAATCTAAAAACTGCTGTGATTTTTCGTGATCTACCCATGATGCAAATACAAAATAAGGACCGGCTAGGCATGCCGCGATAAATATTAACGATATTATAATCGTCCATTTGATAAATTTTAATAATTTCATTTCGATTCCTTATTGTATCGCGATGACAAATTGAGTATGCATTGGTGAGTCAGGTAACACTGCTTGGCAACCTCCTTGTATGTCATGATGAGTTCACCGGTCTTAATCTGAACGATTAGCTTCATGGCTTTCTCACTGCGTGTCGGTTGCTTCTTCTGTCCGCGTAAGTCCTGGTACTTCTTCTTGTACTTACCGGCGCGTGTAACCGCCGTACGGAGCTGGGTTTCAAGCTCCTTGATACGGTGTTCCTGCGTAATGTAGTGGTCCAGGCTTAGGTCGTCCATTGTTAGAGCCTGGAAAACACATAGTCGCGCAGTTCTTGGGATAGTTCTCTGGAAACAGCAGAACAACTTATGGTCATACCTGACTCTGTATCAATGTCTGAAATATAACCATGATCGTCATTGCGCGTGACAGTTCTTCTAAATCGTTCAGATGATTCAGGCTTCTTGCGGTAGCCGGCTTTGATCATTTCACGTACTGTTTTTTCTTCAGTACTGCCCACGATACCTCCGAGTTCACAGGCTTCTTCAACCAGCTCATCTTCCTCACTCATCAACGGTTTGACGGTGTTGATGTCGACAATGGCATGACGCATGGTTGATTTGTGGTATAGCACCAGATCGTTGTCATTGGCATGACCTACCACAGTGACCGGCGTCCTGGCGGGGTACGTTATTTGAGTCCCTTCTTTGTTACCAGAGAACACTGTGGAACGGGTTAACATCATTTCGGTGACGGGCACCCCAATGTGCGAGAATGTGGTTGGTAGTTGTATGTCAGGGCGTTTGGTGACTTTGTAATTACTTTTGTTATATGCCTGTTCTAAACTCAACCACACACCGTTAGGTTGTTCATACCGTTCATCAATAACATTTCCTTCATTGATTACTTTATAAAAATAACCCTTACCATTTTTTAATCCCTTCAATGTAGAAGTCGTACCCTTTCGGTGCGTCTTTCCAGTCAAACTTTTTCATAGTTTTCTCCATGCTAAGTCATAGTTTTTACGTGATTCCACCCAGTAACCCCATGGCGTCCTGACTAAAGGTTTACGCTGACTGTATGGTGTGTTTTGTGGTATTGCCCACTTACCGCCGCCGCCCCACGATTTAAGTTTACCGTTGATACGACGTTTATAATTCTTGCTGTAATATCTAGCCATTATTCAAGCTCTCCATCTAATCGTGTCACTTTCGTGTCGTGGGTTTCCATCCAATTGGGAATGTACTTGTCTAGCCATTCAATCGCTTCACGGTCAGTCATGTGATGCAGTGTCAGGTTGTCGACTAAGGCAAGTACTTCGGCATAGGTTTTCACTTGTTGGTCAATTTTCTAATGTAATAATACTGGTCAGCACCAAGGTCAAACTCGTCACGGATCTTCTTAGAAGACCAACCTTGGTTTACTCGAGCTATCACCTTGTCACACAATTCTTTGGTGTAGAATGACTCCGGTGCCAGACAGTCAACAAGCTGTGGGAAGTGTGACTTGACCAGCTGCCTGGCGTTGTACCGGGTCACGCACAACTGTTTAGCCAGTTCATTCATATCATTTGATATCTTCAGTGAATCCACCAACGTCTGACGACCAGCGGTTGTGTCGTAAAACCCGCTACTGACGAAACCCTTGAACAGTTCTGGAAAGTGTTTCTGCACACCTGAAGCAAATGATACAGTGGATATACCTAATAACCTGGCTGCTTCTCTGCGTGTCAAACCAGTATTAGCAATAGCTTCAATTGCCTGACGGGTTTCAGGTTTCTTCCAACTGGTTCGCGTCATTTCGGTTGCCTCACCATTTGTTTGAGGAATTCTTTGACCCAGTTCATCGGATCCATATGAGTACCCAGTTCAGTCTCGTTATTAATTGCAAACTGTTCTTTGTATTCCACCGAAATATTAAATCTGATGTTCAGTTCATCGGTTTCACCAATATAAACATCGTCAGGTCTCATCTTAGTTTTAACGGCACTCGACCTGGTGTACCGGATCCATAGTCCGGCAATCTCGACATACAGTTTGGGTGGATTACCGACACGACTCATGAACTCAATCTGCTGTTCACTGTAGAAGAAGTGTTTGTTCATGATATATAATCGGACATCAAGTAAGCCGCCATTATCAGACTGAGTGTAAGCAGGAAGCACAGGTAAGGCTTAAATTTACGCATGATTATTCCTTAATCGTTAATAGTGATACCGTTCAAGTGGTCAATTTCATGCTGGACACAGAACGAGCTGAACCCTCTCAGTTTCTTTTTGACTGGTTGCCATTTCTCATCAAATCCTACAACAGTAATGATGCTGCTTCGTGTCATTGTCACACGCTTGCCCGGAAACGACAGACAACCTTCGACACTACGTTTATTACCACGTCGTTTTGTAATGACCGGGTTTATAATGACACCGGCAAAACCTTTGGTGTTGACAATGATAATACGTTTGAGCACACCAACCTGGTTAGCAGCGAGTCCTGCACCCTTGTGCTGACGTAAAACTGCCCACATTCCTAACAACATCTCTGATACATTTTCATTCAATGATATAGGTTGTGCTACTTGTGACAGTACTTCTGAACCTTCACGTTTAAGTTTCATGATGTTCTTCCTTAATCAGTGCTACTGTGAATGGTGGGTGGTTCCTGTCTGCTACCTTATAGACTGTGTAGCCGAATATTTTATTCCTTGATTTGATTTGATCACGCTCAACATAAGACTCCAACTCATAAAGCTCTTTCAGTAATTCATCCAGGAAACCATTTCTCATGTACACAACAACCTGAGCACCTTTTAATGGTATGACGGTGGATATGAAGTGCTGAATGCTGTCATAAACTTTAGCCAGTAGTTGTGTCATAGTAAGCACCATAAATAAATTTCGAATATGCCAAGACCGATTATCATCAGTGCGGTGATAGTCATGTGAATTATTCTTAGCTTCATTTCTTTGTTAGACATTTCGCACCTCGTTGACGTTTCTCAAACTTACGGTACCAACCGTCGGGATGGTTTGGCTGTGGTTCGGTGGGTGGGTATCCTGGTGCCATGGCTATAACAGCACCGATGTCATATCTTCCTGGCGCCCAGAAAATTGTCCCGACGTTTGCCTTTATCTGTTCGATAACCACGAATGTATCAGACAGTTCGACAGGCTCAATACGTATCACGTCATGACTGTGTGAAATGATAAACGGTTCGCCGGGTGTGATACCTCCCATCTTGCGTTGAAGGTCATAAATCTGATCCAATAACCAACCTTCAAAGATGGTGGTATTAAAATCTTTATACATTATTCATCTCCCCATGTGCAACGACGTTCGATAAGCGTACAGTCTATTATTTTAATATTACTCGCGTTCAGCATTAATATACCGCCCGTTATCACCCGGTTCGGTGTTAAAGTTAATTTTTTAGTTGGCCAGTCCTTAAATATATCAGCCTCTAATTTCTCAACTGCTAATTTTAATGCGTCTTGACCTTTGATCGCTTCCATATCAGTACTCCCTAGTTATAGCATCCACGCCAGGGCAAGCCCGACGATGATTAACGTTTCAATGTAATAGAACCCGCGTTCGGCTCTGTGGTGGTCATCTAGTCTCATGACTCAATGTCCTTATCAGTAAATATTCAATAGCACACTGGTTAGAATGTGCTACAGGCTATCGACTAATTACAGGTGTCAGTGATAATTTTTACTTTAGCAATCGGCAACATTGCCCATGGATGTCCTTCACTTATACAGTTTCTATACATATCATAATCACCGGTGGGTTGCATCTCAGACATGTGTACCATCACTACAGTGCCGTTAGCGTGAACCCCTGCCGGTACTATTGTATGTACATTACCGATAACACCACTACCTAATGATTCCATAACTACTCGGTGTGAAACTTTGATTAGTGCTTCCATGATTAAACTCCTTATTATTAATACCTACAACAGTATAACATTGTAAAACACAAGTCAAGCGGTACTACATAAACGACGGTTCGTCTTTCTTGTTGTCATCGGTTAACTTTTTAACATAGTCAGTGTTAGGTGGTGACGTTGCTGCTGTGCTGTGTGCTGCCCTTAACCTCTTAGCATATACTTCTTCACTGACAGAAGGGGTATAACCCTCTGGTGTTTCAGTATCGAATCGTTGGACGCGTTCTTTGGGGCCTATGATTGCCTTGTTCAGATCCTGGAGCTGTTGCCGGTGTTCAATAGCTTCAGCAAGCAGTGGTTCACACAGCTCCCAGTTGTTTATCACCATTAGTAATACAGCTGACGTGGTTACCGTGCCGGTGCGTTGACGTGCTACTGCTGACCGGCATATATCTAGCTTTACACCGAGCTCACGCATCGTGCAGTCCTGGATTTGATAAAATTGGTCCATGGTAATCATGAGAATTATTCCTATTTAGAAATAGTTGAAAATAAATGATGTCTAAAAGCACGGGGTTAGCCGCAATCGGACTTATGCTTTTAGACACTCTTGCATTTTTGACAGTGTACATAAGCTATCGTATCAAATTATCTTACACAGTGTCAATAAGAGACTGTTAGACTGTTTTTAGGTGTAAATGCTCTGAAAGTCAGGCTGTGTGGCACTATAAGGTTTCGTGAATGTCGATAAGACACTCAATGGTTCCATCGCGGCTAACCCCGTCCTAGACCGTTAAAGGCAGGGGGCTGTAGAGTACCTCGGGGTTAGTCTCAGGCCGACCTACCCCGTGCTGATAGTCAAGCTGTGTGGAACTATAACTGGTCACATGAGAACCGGATCGTCTTTTTTAACCAATATTAGTAAGATATAAAATCGATATACTGTCAATCTCAAATCTTGAATATTAGTAAAAGTGAATAGTGTCTTATAGACATAGCGGATATACATACAGTAGTTTTTATTGGCATACCAGTTGCATAGTAAAATGAGCCTATTTGTGGTGTGGTAGCCCCCTGGTGTATAATCAGTGCAACAGCAATAACGTGACACGGTATTATGAGCAAGCGGTTAAAGTGTAGGGACTTCCCGAAACTATCATTCAAAGAAGCAGCCTTCGTGATTGAATACACGAAAGACTTTGCGCCCCGGCGTGCTGCTGAAGCGGTGGGACTATGTCCTGACTCTGGTTATCAATGGGTGAAAAAGGACAACATCCAGGAAGCCATTGATGATGTTCTGGTGATGAGACTGGACAATTACCAGATTGATGCTGAGTGGGTATTGTATGAAGCCGTTGATAATCACCTGATTGCCCGGCAGTGTGGCAACATCACCGCCAGCAACACCGCCCTGAAACTTATTGCTCAACACACCCTGGTGGACGCCATGGCAGCCAAGCGGGTTGATGTTGACTTCCAGACCGATGAAGAAGTGATGAAGCGGCTGTTGCGCGGTAGACAGCGCTTACGTGAGCAAGGTAAACTGCCAGCACTGCCTGACGACAACGTGTCGTTCTTCTAAGGGGTATAACTGTGTTACTAAAACCAATGCTGCAACCGATGCTGAATACATTAACGGATTTGGATAGGCGAATATTCATCACCCACGACCCAATACTGCAAACCCACGGTACAATGCAGAACACTAAGACGTATACTGCTGATTTTAAATTTATCTTTCTAATTGTACCTAACACTCTGGCGTCCACTCTTGGGATACTCGGACACACTACAGGGGCAACTGTTGATTTTATCGCCCTTTTAAGTCCGGGAATTATTAGGGTCAGGATGGGAGGGGCAGACCACGACTTTACAACAAACCCATTAATCGTTGCCAAGCTTAATATCGTTGAAGTAGAACGAATAGGTACCACAACAACAGTGACCATTAATGGTGCTAGCCAAGCTATTGTTACAGGAGCAGCATCGGTAGTATATAATTTAACAGGTGCTATAGGCGCAGGGTTTTTCTTTGATGGCGCTTACGCAGACCCAATCCTAACCGACCTAACAACACCTGGAAACTCAGAATCATGGAAACTCGACCAACCGTTCCCAATCACAACAGAGCAGTCGAGCAGTGGTAGTAATCTGCTAACATATGTTAATGCAGCAGCTAGTACTCGTGAGTTGTTTACGCGGGTTGACGCAGGTTGGTTTGGGGTTGAGAGAGCTAGTATAATTGCCGTTAACCAAACAGATGTGCCACCGTCTACAACATTATCCTTGCTCATGCAAGGAACAACCCCCAAATTGGGGGAAACATATAGGTTGTCTTTTAGAAATATTGTTCTTTCTAGTGGGACAATTAATAGACTATTCAATAATGTATTCACTGATGTAGCGACTTCGGGCGACGACATTAGTGATGTTATTATGACTGATGTTCAAAACTCTGCGACATGGAGAGTTCAAACTAACTCAAGCAATCCAGGAAATATTGACGTAAGCGTAGATGTATCAGCCAAACGATTCCTAGAGGTAGCATAATGTCATACTACGTAATGTCTACTCAATACTCAGGTGATTACTACCTAGACAGTGTTGCGAAATACGATAATGACCAATGGGCCATATCAAGTGATGCACCGGTAAACTTCACAGGCGATAT